TTGTAATCCATGTAGTTTTGATTTAACGTTGAACCAAGAGGACCTAATATTTCCTCCGGTAGTAACTCAGCGAGATTGTCAAAGTGACCTTCTCCCTGGGGTTGACTAAAAGCTCCTGGTTCAAAGTTAATTTCTACACCTCCGTCATCTGTAGGTGTAATTTCCGTGTCGCCTTGACTTGGAATGGATTCTTGAATTTCTTCTGTGATCTCGACCTCTTTTTCAGGTCCTTCAATTTCAATAGTTTTATTTACTTCGTTTGGAAGTGATTTGTCTATATCTGCCATTTATATTCTCCAATCTTTCTGGTTTACCTTGTTTTGTTTCATTAATCAAGCCTCGTGGATCAGGGCCAGATAACGGTGGTATCTCTTTCCATTTAACGTGCTTCATATTTTTTACAAGGGTAGGATTTTTCATTTACCAATAATAACTCTTTTTTCCTCTAGGTAAAGGGGGATCTATTACATCTTCAGGGTGGGTTATTAATCCGCCTTGTCTATATCTCAATAAAGCTTGAGTCATAGAATCCACTAAGTCATCGTTCTCACCATGTGGAAATGCAGCTGCTTCTTCTACCATTTCCTCTGCATACTCTCGATCAAGAGGTGCATATATTTTACCTGACTCAAATAATGGAGCCACAGCATTTATTCTTGCGTGTTTATCTTGACCTTTACTTGGAGTGAAATTGACTACAGGTATGTCCATGTTCCTTAATTCATGTGTCAGTGGCAGACCTGATGCTTTAGCTTCCACGATAACTGTTTCAGGTTTCCAATAGTCATATTGTTCTTTGGCCACGCGCCTTAGTTCTGGAAACTCCACTCGACCTTTCCACGAATCAAGGAGTATTAAACATTCTTGTGAATCTTCATTTTCTCTGAATACACCCCATGTAGTTATTGCAGAATAGTCGGCTGTTTCTTTTTTAAGAAAAGCTGTGTCATAAGATTGTATACAATGATAAACTTTGGGTAACTCATCGTGCTCCCAGTCTCTCCACCATTCACGTTTTATAATGGCTCCTTCTTCTGATACAGGATTTTGTTGATACTGTGCATTAAATTTATTTACACCAGCAGAAGCTTTCACAGCTTCAAAATCTTCAATCTTCCAATACTCTGGCCAACATGGTTTTCCATTAGGTAAGATAGCTGGAAATTCTATAATCTCCCACTTGTCTGCATTTTCATCTGCTTGTGCATTTATTAATTTTGCAGTTAAATCTTTTGTAGACCATCTTGTCATTACTACAACAATACGACCACCTGGTTGTAAACGTTGTCTTGGGCCTGATGTATACCACTCGTAAGCTGTATCAAAAGCAGTGGTCTTGTTGCTTGCTCCATCTTGCTCTGAATGTGGATCATCGATAATTAATAAATCAGCACCACGACCTGTTACAGCACCTTTAACACCGACAGCAAAGTATTCGCCTTGTTTAGAAGTATTCCAACGTCCTGCAGCTTTAGAGTCTTCTTGTAATCTTGTAGAAAAAATTTTTTGATAATTTTCTGAGTCGATCAAGTTTTTTGTCTTACGCCCAAAACTAATTGCAAGTTCTGCTGTGTGAGTTGCTTGAATAATCTTTAACTTAGAATTTTTACCGATCATCCATGCAGGCAAAAAATAAGACGCAAATTCTGATTTAGTATGCCTAGGTGGCATATTAATAATTAAACGAGTAATTTCTCCTGTTGCTAATTTATTAAATTTTTCTGCAATACGTGCGTGGTGGGACCCCTCTATAAATTCAGGCCACATTTGTTTTACAAAATATAAGAAGTCATCGTGAGCTTCTTTTCTATCAGCAGCCTCATCTGCGTTGACTAGATCTTCTTTTAACTTTCTGCGTTTGATAGGATCTTTAATTTTATTAATATCTTCTATAGTTAGCATATGTTTAATATGGGTATAAACTAATATACAGGAATAACTATCCAAATCAAACTATATAGGGTAGGTCTGGGACCCCTACTACACGACACCCCTTTCGATTTTTTTGTAAAGCAATGACGGCAGTAATAATTCCTATTGGGACCTCTATAAGGGTGGGACCCGCCCACATGCTCTTCTCTAGAAAAGGCGACCCAAAATGGTCGCCTAGTCTATTGACTTATCCTATAATATCCTTGACCCGCGAACCATCCCGGCTTCTCTACCTGGTAAGCCTCCAGGTCGGATGGTTCACGGCTCTAGTCCAGTAATACCATGTAAGCTTTGGCATTGTGTTTACGAAACCAATCTAAGTCCCGTCTTACTAAATCCCAAAACGAAGATATGCCGACATCGTCTCGGTCTTTATCTTCCATGGTTGCGGCATACTCATTATTAATTATTGCGTCGTACTTTTCTGCTTCTTCTTTTGTTAGCATAATAGATTCACCATTGAATCTATTATTTCTTTCTTCTGTTTTTTTCATGTTCATTTTTTCTCCTTTGTTCATGTATAGGATATTATAGGAAAGTATTTAAAAGTCAATTAATATATGTTCATTTTGAGTTTTTCTTTTTTCTTTTTTTTAGGGTGGGTCCCGCCCACATGCTCTTCTCTCCGACCCAAAATGGTCGTGATGTTTTTGCAACACTTGCTGTTGCATTTCTGCAACAGCAAGATTGTTTTTACAAGTTAAGCTGATTTTTTATCAGCTTGGACAAAGGACTTGAAAAAAATTTGTTGTACTCTAAACTGTTCAAATTTATGTTCTTCTTTTTCTGCAATACTATTTAAAACGTCCTTTGCGTCCTTGCATTTTTTCGCGTCCTCTAAATTGTCAAACGTACCAACAACATCAACACTGACCCTATATTGTTTTATTGACGGGTAATTCTCTTCTTGAATTTTTAGAACCACGAATTTTACTTGATTTCCAATCATATATATTTCTCCTTTCATGGGTTGACAATATATTAAATTAATGTAATGTCAAGGATAGAAAGGTAAAAATATGAAAAAAAAATACATAGACCCATTCGGATTTTCTAAAGCTATAAATTGGGATAAGTTAGATGACCCCAAAGTTATAAAACAATTAGAAGATCTTTTGAAAGAAGGAGAAGAAGATGAAGATGAAGATAATTTTCATCAACCAAGTTAATGAAAAAAGAATTAATCAAATTTGTAATAGACCATTTAAAAACATTTAGGGCTTACCCATTAGATTTTGAATATAAAAATAAAGTCTATGATTATAAAACTATAATAAAAATAATTAATAATAGAAAACAGAAAGGAGTAATATGAAACTAAATAAAGGAGATAAGTTCATCGCAACATGGACACCTGAGCATATTAATGGGCAAGAAAATATGCAAGGTCAACGGCTCACGATAAAAGGACAATGGGACGATAAATCAAAAATTGAAAGAAACAAAAAAACGGGAAAGCTTTATATGACGTTTAAGGATAGAGACCGAAGTGGAAACCGAGATGTTTATATAACTGCAAATGCTGAGATTGTTTCAGTGTCCGCTAACATATTTCAGAATGATAATGGAATTGATTGACTTTATAATTATGTTTTTAGCGGGAGCTTATATATTATATTTTTATACTTGATATGTTATTATTAATTGTATTAGCTTTGGCCGTGTTTTTTGGGTTGTGGTCAATGGCAACAGTAGAATAAAACTTGACCCCTGATCCCTGCGTGGATCCAATTAAAATCCTGCATGCTTTGAGCAGGGATCTGGGGTCAAGCGTGAAACTAGCGTATAGGTGAGATGGTATGGGTAGTTTTCCACCCTCACCTTTGACCCTTGACCCCTGATCCATTGGGCCAGACGTGGCGTTAGTATAATCAATGGATCTGGGGTCAAGTACCATAGTTAATCGTCCTTCGGGATGACGGGCTTGACCACAAGCTGCCTTGGCTCATGTAAAATCGATAGGGGGCAGCGAGAACTTGACGCCGCCGGAGAAAGCCAAGCGTCAAGCTAAAAAAAAAAATAAGGGTGGGTCCCGCCCACAAGCACTTATCCCAGAAAAAAAATTTTATTCGCTTGACAATGATCCTCGAATATCCTACAGTGAAGCAACAAAGGAGAAAGATATGAACAACAAAACACTAGAAAGAATTGCTAAAGCATTAGAAGAACTTATTGCTTTAGTAAAAGAAGACCTTAAACCGAGGAAGAAAAAATGACATTACAAGCACCCTTGATTAAAGGAGAGAAGAAGAGAGAAACCTGCGAAGAGCAACTTCGCAGGATGTGTAAGGACATTGCAGAAGAGATATCAGCAGGTGAACCTGGAAAAGGAAGGCACAAGGATGCCA